CTTATGAAGATAAGAAAGAATAACCTCTTTCTCTTTATCATATAATCCAGAATCAGCCGTAGCGACTGCCTCCATAGCAACTTTTAGGGTTTGAGTAATTCCTTTACTCTCCTTAGTATATATCCAATATTCATCAACCCCGGTAACAACTTCTATTCCATCAGAATCTTTTTCTTTGATAATTTCTTTAATTTTCTTGATATTAGTGGCGTCAATATATCGTAACTCCTTAATACCTTTCTTGACATTATCATTATCAAATATAATATGATAATGAATTGCTCCATCTTCATACCATCGTCTGAATATTTCAGGTCCAGAACGATTAAACTCTAATTTCTTAGAGATAATGTCAAATTCTTCTGCAATCATATCTTTGATATTCTTAGGCACATCAATCGTGTCCAGTTTATCAAGATATATTACTACTGGGTCCTTATAAGGATCCAGCACCACTGCTTCGTTAACTATATCATCAATTGCTGATTCAGCTTCAGGCTGTCTAGCACATAGCCGATATTTAGCAATTAATTCTTGCTGTGTTTTAAATGCGGTGTCGAAATTGACGGAGAAGGCATTTATTCCCCCTCCGTCTATTACAGTAGAACCATCGTCTAGGTTTGGTGCAACAAAGGATTTACTCCCCTTTTCCACCACAGATGAGCCTATTTTCTTCTCTATCTTATAACCAAATAGTTCCATATCACCAGTTTTTGTTATTTAAGTTAGTATTGTGTATATTTATACGACTTAAATAACAACTTATGCAGACAAAACGTCCACTGGATCGGTATCAATACCACCATCATCCCAAGATATACTAAAAGTAACCGTATATTCTTGAATAGCATCAACAGTTTCCCAAGAAAGGTCTATTGCGCCTACTTCGCTCGGCCAGCCATACACATTTACTGCGTGTGTATTTTTTACGCCTTCACGATTATATGGTTGAATTGTGATCTTCTTATGAGCGTTTGAAACGCCCGCAGTTGATATAAATTTACCAAATCCTGTAATGCTTGCTTGCCATTGTAAAATAGCTTTTCGCAAGACATACGCCTCATCGTTAATAACTGTTGCTGTCCAATCTGCAAATGTTCTATCACCAGGAACCTTCATCTTACGATTCTGATAAGGAACTTCTACTACACCAACTGTAGTTGCTGGTAATGAAGCAGTTTTAATCCAGAGTTTAGAATCTATTCCAGCGATTTCGCACTCGAATAAATTAGGACGGGCATAGTCACCCGAAAATTGTTGTCCAAATACTGTTGTGTCCATTTTTCCTCCTATACTTGTCCAATCACTTCAGCAAAATCAACACCAGTCTTTGTCGCAACAAAGTTAAGCGTGATAAAGTTGATTGATTTGGAAGGTTTAAGAAAAATACTCGCAACGAATTGATTACCGTCAATGACTTCGGGCGTATTATTGTCAGCATCACATTGAACGTAAAAATCATACATTCCTTGTCTAGCTTTAATTCCAGAGAGATACGGATTAACCATATTCAAGAAATTTTTGCGGGTGAATTCGTTGTTGAATTCAAACAAGAAATACTTTGCGGATATTGAGATTGCTTTTTCTAGAATAATGAACAATCTACGTACATTAATTCTATCGAAAGCACTAGGTTTAACCAGCAGAGTTCTATCTCCCCAGAGGACTGTGCCTTGACCTGGAAAGGTTACAATTGGATTGATTCCGTTAGGAAGCATATACAATTGATCTCTGTGTGCTAGAGTCGGTTGATAAGCAAGTTTTACAACGCCTTTAATCTGACCACGATTAAGACCACCTGGACTCCACCAAGCATCTCTTACAGAATCAGTATGAGCCATTAATCCTGCAACATCACCACTGAATCCGATCCAGCGGTATGTGTCAGCATAGACATCATAAACATATTTGTAGTTACCATCAAGAGTACCGTAAGAAGAAGCACTATTAAATGCTACATCCGTTCTCCAAGAAATTACATTGTTAACTGCGTTAGTGACTCCACCAACATTAACAACTTCTTCTTTTGGAGGTGATACAATAGCAATACAGTCTTTACGACCTTCTGCTACTACCTCAATGATGTACTTAGAAACAACAGCAACCTGAGCAGAGTTCTCGTTAGAGAGTCCTCCAGCAATCGCTAAGGAAATATTAACTTCGTCCCCGTTTGCTAGTGTATCCCATCCTTGCATATACTCGTTTGATCCAACCGTACCTGCATCCACTTGTGGGACCCAAGTTGCGGCGTTACCTTCGCAAGTTGCTTGATCATCTTGACTGCCATCATCGCAATGTGCAGGAACTTCAGCCGAAACTGCGATTCCGCCACTGAAAGTGACTGTACCAGCGCCTGAATTAGTCACGTTATCTGTGACAATCCAAACTAATTTAGACTGGTTATTAAGAATATCCATAGCCCAGATGTTTCCACCGTCGCTATTTTTATCTCCTTGTGCTAAACCTACAAGATAACTTTCTACTACTTCGCCATCAACTACTACGACTACTGCCATTTCGTTGTTGCCGGTATCTGGCTGTACATCAAATGCACCGTCATACTGCCAGTCACCCCAAGTAGCGGAACCATCGTGTGTTTCAACACTAATGCCATTTCCGTATGTACCAGGATATCGAGCATAAAATGCCTCTGTCAGGGTACCGGATTCCAGTTGTGTTTCAAAATCTTCCTCGCCTGTGATTTGAGTTACGTTTCCAGAAGGTGCGGCATTCATCGCACCAGAATCAACAACCCGAACTACTTGAAGACTATTCGTGTACTTCAAGAAAGAGGCAGAAGAAAGAAACGCTGGAAATGTATCATTGGTTGGTTTTCCAAAGACTGATACAAGGTCGGCTTCTGAGGTGCATAGATAAGGCTCAAATGCAGGTCCCCAAGTAAAACGACCGACTGTACCCCCTAAAGAAGTAGCAACCGCAGGTATTGACGTAGACAAATCAATTTCTTTTGTCTGTACGCCTGGGCTTAATTGAAATCCCATCGTTTTTCTCCTATATAAAATAAGTGTTCAATTATGGTTATCCCTATCGTATTACCGTTATTGAATTATTATGCGATAATTCCGACGAGATTTGAAGAAGAACTGTCTCCTTCATCCATTATAACTATTTATAATTTTCTTTATTTCATCAACTTCAATGTTTCCACATATTTTGCTATAGCGTGATCTAAACCATCTGTTTCAGAAATTAATCCGTTATCGTTATCTGGACCCCAATCCAAATCTTGACTGTCTATAAAAAGTCCTGTATGCCGATAAGGCCAAGGAGGAGTAAAAGGGATAGGATCGCTACGGCGAACCACCCTCCAATGAGTGGGTTGTCCTCCAGACAAAACTTGATCAGAGACTTTTGGCGATCCGTAAGAGTAAATTTGAACATTTTTTCCTCTTTTGTGAAGCCACATTCCTATTATTTGTGCAACGGCTCCGCCTAAACTGTGACCTGTAACGTGTACCGTATGTTCAAGAGTATAAGTATTATCTAAAATTTGCATAATGGTTATAGAAGCATCTCTAAATCCTTTATGGAGTCGGATTCCCGTACGAGCATCACTTACTAACCTCACATCAATATCAGATTGTACATTTTCTGTATTGGCTGTACCTCTAATAATAATTATTGATATTCCATTATCTTGTTTTACCTCAAACGCAACTTCGTCTTTTTGATCTCCCCCTTCATCATAAATTGCTTTACAATATTCTGCGTGTTCAATAAGAGAGTCTAGACTAACTGGTAAATTTGACTTATCACCGCTACCTAGATCATTATGTGTTTTGTCATCTTTGTTATGTTTTGCACATCCACTAAGGACCAGAGCCACCATTACGATTATGAACTTCCACTTCATCTTTTTTTCTCCAAGCTGTTGCTCCTAAAATAGCTCCAAATGATAAATGAAACATTGCTCCTGCCTGTAATGTTAATGGTGCCCATCTACTTGTGTTCATTTTTATTTCATCGGTCTCCATAGCCATACCTATGTTCCACATCAAAGGAGCAACAAAAAAATCAATCAGACAGATAAACAAGTAAACTAGTGCCGCCCAATCTCTCCAATGTCTGTTTATAGTTTTATTTATTGACATAGACTAATAATTGTGAATTTGCCATACTTCTCCATCTTCTACAACGTATTTATCTTCATTTTCTACACCATCCTCAATAAATCCGAATGGAGTCAGATCATCTTCTATTTCTTGTATTTGTACATCATATAATTTTGTCCTCAAATCTGTATTAGTTAAATCTTTGAATAGTTCTTGAGAAGAAAACCACGAGAACATTACAAGACTCATTACTAAATCATCGTGTCCACCATCTTCGGCTGCCCAACTCTTTCCTTTAACGATAAATTGAGATATTTCTGATATTGTATCTAAATCGTTGATTATTAATTTGTTTGACTCTATAAGGTCCTTGAAATTAGAACAACCAACCGCTTTAACTCGCTTAGTCATTTTGATTCCTAATTTTGCTTTGACCCCCGATTCATTTATTGTGCTTTCGTATTCCAAATCATAATGGAGTATATTACAAACTTCT